CCGCCATTATGGAAGAGCTTTATCAATTTCCAAAGTCTCTCAGCTTCAGCTCGTTCTATCTTGATATTCTTGCTAGTCTCAATTATGCCATTCTTAATGCGAAGCCATACGTTAGGCTGGTCATCCTCCAAATAATAATGTGAATATAATTCCAGAATCTTGCCAGACTTCCACATCTCGATCTGTTCTTCAAATTTTTTCTTGCGATCTTCTTTTTCTTTTCTTCTTTTTTCAAAAATTAAAGCCTCTTTTTTCGCCTGACTGTCTTCCCATCTCTGACATCTGGCCACATACCCAGCCCACGTTCCTTCACCACAAATCTCATCTACTATCACATTGGTCGTTCCTAAAGTTTCTAACGCTTGATGATTTAGCAATACCTCAAACACACGCTTTAACTCATGGACATATTCACTTTTAATCTTATCCGATTCATAAGATAACTCATGTTTAGTTCCGATCCAGGTGTTTGCACTCTTTTTAAGAAGGCTCTTGGGAGTACCCATATTAAAGAACTCAATATAATCCATTAGACTTCTAAATACTCCCCAAACATCCCTATAAGACATGCTTGTTCTAACCTTCTTGTATTTCTCGATAACCTCTTTGATAAGCTCCAATCGACTGGTGATAAAAGCCATGCTGCCATCATCAGACATATTATATCCAACAGAAAACACCTTTGAACCAGTTGGTATTGCACTACGAACACAACGTTAATGTTTACAGGTAGAAGAAGAATAATACTTATCGTTAAGCAAATACGCCTTTTCACCACACTTATTTCTTACGATTCTTCCAACCTCAAAATGATAACCATAAGAATAAATACTTCTACCTTCAAAGAAAAGATTACTACCTCTTGCGGATTCTTTCTTTTCGTTTGCCCACAAATGAGCGACCATTGAGTTGTTCATATAAATATTTTTAGTTATTTAAATTCAAACTTAATTCCTTCTGGTAACTGAGAGCGATCCATGTTATTCACGAAATCATCAAACTCTTCCTTGGTGATTTTATTCTCATAATAACACCAATTAAAGACCAACGTGTTCGTATGATTATAGTATATTACATTATCAACAGATAACCCATAATCAAACACATAGAGCATTACCTTCTTCCCAGCTTCTGCTTTTCTGATTTCTTTGTCATATCGCTCACAAATCTTGGCACGCTTTTCCACCATCTTTGCCTTATGAACCTCTTCCCGACGTTTTTCTATATTTTCTGCGGAATAATACCCGGCTTCAATACGCTCTTCAATAAGAGATCGTTCCTCGTCTGTTAGTGTCAGGGTAAACCTTTCCTTTTCCGGCTTATATGGATTAACCCATTTCTTTCCACTCAGGTCTTCAAGTTCAATAAGAAGCTCGTCTGATTCACGTCTCCATCTATCTACAATCCCCAGATTGAAAAGTAGATACTTGAAATACATTTTATCATCCACCGCCTCGGATAACTTGGAATATTCCTTATCTGATATACGTAAATATTCAATAGCCACGGACTTATCGCTATTCTTTATGTGATACGTACCATTTTCCACCGGATACATAGGATCACCATAATGGTTACAGCAATGTAATGGTATGAATTTTGCCAATTCTGGAACATACTTCGCAATTTCATCGTGACAGCAACCTCCCATATACTCCTCATATCGTCCATATTTGTTTTTTTGTCTGATATCGGCCGTTATGTTCCAGTCGCACATATTGTTATGACAATCATCATCTAAAGATACAGTGACTATTATTCTATATTCCTCTCCGTCTTCTTTAAAATAATTTGTTTGCTTATAAATTAGTTTGTTTGCAGTTCCCATATCATTTTAGTTTAATCATTATACTTGTGAAAAATAAAATCCGCACATTCTCCGGGGAGTGTTCCTGCGTCATTACAACGGTAAAATCCTTGTGTTCCCCAATCTACATCTACAGGACTACCTTCCGTTCGTTTCAGGAAATTATTGATTCCCATTTCCTCTTCGTCTGATAAACCAGTATAATCACCATTTATCAGAGCACAAGTCCAATAAACCGGTAGCCTGTATCTTATTACCTCTATATTCATAACCTTATCAATTTACAAATTATCAATACTAAAAAAACTCCAACAATCTATTACAATAAACTCTCCTACTCCATATTCCACAAGTGACTTAAGTGATTCTATCCCATTACAATAATAGAAAACATTATCATCATCATTGATGCTCAACGATAATTTCATTGTCTTTCTTTGATCATTTCCTGTGTCTTTCCATACGATCTGACATTCTACGTATTCAGGTTCTTTCCCATTCTTTTTAACGAACTCGAAAAACATAGAATCAATATCTTTCTTGACTCTATCTACATCCGTTATCACTACATCTTCCTTACAATCTCTACAATTAGCATGCATAAAAGATTCATCAGGATAATATATTATTTCCCCGGTGTTTGGATTTACGATTGCTTCACAAGCAATATTTGTTCCACCACACCTTGTACATATTACTTTCATACTATTTTATTTAATGGTCCAACATATACATCCCCATTCTCATAATAGAGTCGATCTTCATACTGATTGTAATGAAGCTCCTCACGTATCGCATCTTCATTATCAGCCCAATACTCGTACTCCTCATGCCATGACTTGAAGAAGTTATCATAACATTGTTCTATCAAATCCTCCAAAGAAAAATCTTCCGGATAAGTACACCATGCGTCGTAGTAATCAATTATCGGTTTCAAGATATATAAATCATAACACATCCCTGTCAATGGGCAATTATTCCCATAGTCAAACATCACCCTACTATATTTGTGCTTGTACTCGTATTTCCCATCAACATATTTACCTGGCGTGGAGAAATACCTGCCCTTGATAATACGTGGCATAATGTTGTTGTTGATATACCTGAACAGTAATTTGCCACATAAGTTATTAGGATATATATCCTTATCATAATCAGTTGGATGACAGCATATAGGATCATTGTACTTGAATTTGAATCTAAAATCATACCTCGTATATCCAACTTCCCAGCCATAAGCCTCAGTATTTGTCAGATCCCCAAAAGACTTCATGGTGCTTATATAATCATTACCATAAGCTTCCATACAACAATCCATTATATTCCAGCGCTCACGTTCCACGACCCTTTCTTGTGAATCTTTTGACAGCTCATCAAACTCATACAGTTTTAATACAATCTCTTTCATAATTCCTCCTCTTTTAATATAACTAGATCCCTAACGTCAATCGAATGACATACGTACCTCCTTATGTTCACGTTTAGAGATATTATTGTGGCTATTCTCACGAACCACCACAATCCAGATTCAGATATTACTCATCCTTTATCTTTACGAATGGGTTTTCTACATAAAACTCCACTACATCCTTAGATTTTATAGATGTCACTATACCGGTGGTATCCACAAATCCATCTGTCTCATCCATTGTCAAATCTTCTATTTTATCTCCCGGCAGAAAACAGAGATTATAGTCTTGATCAATATACATAATCATCTTTAACCTAACCATGTCATCAATGATGCCTTTCATTCTCTTCACAACATCTAATTGATCATTAGTAAGCATTAATTTACTTTTTGAAGATTTTACTAATCTCATGTCTCCATTCTTGTCAACTACAGTTAAGTCATTGAATTTATACACATCTTCACATGTTCTGTAATATGTTTCCTTACAATAAATTTTTCCTTTATTATCTATTTCAACATCAAAATATTCCAACTCACCCTTAACAGCTCTTCCGTTTTTGTATTTCCATACATCACCTATTGGAGCGAATCCATATAATGACTTAAAAACATCATATATTAATAGTTTTGTCTTAGGGACGCTCTTACCCTTTTTAAAACATTCTTCGGACGAATAAAATAATTTCCCATCTAATGTCTTCTCAGCCCTACATCCTCCCCATGTTCCTACATATCTAACTACTCCATATGTAAAACTGATCAAGATTTTATCAATCTCAAACCACTTTAATCTTTCTGACATATCGTCAAAAAGATATCCACTCTCTAAATAAACTGATAAATACTTTTTCATTTCCATAACAATTTATTTTTTAAAATTAAATAACATCATTTGCCTTGATCATTATCAGTCTGAATACTCCTCTAAGTATCATGGTTTTCATGATACAACTCATAATATTACATTGAACTTCTCATTTAAACAATCTAAAGCTCCTTGATACTCCTCTTCCTTGTCGAACTTAATTTGAGTACTGTTCTCCAAGCCAAAAGACAGGTAAAAGGATATAACCCAGCCCGATCCGTCCACGGCCTGCCCCTTGGGAACCCAAGACATTACCGCCTTCTTGGATATCCACCATCTCCCTATCTGAACGAAATCAGGATAGTTGTTCATTAAATACACCATCTGACTAGCCATCTTATTAACATCATCAAAAGGCACTATATGATACTTGTTTCTTATCCTGACCTTCAAGAAGGGGTTATCCATATTATATGCCGCAAATGCTGATATCACGGAACTAGGATATCTAACCCCTTTTATTACCATCCATCTCATATATCCCTCCAATTTTGTATTGGAAGCCTCTGCATCTAAGATTCTTGTCGAATCCCTTATAAGATTTTATAGCCATTTTGCAATTTATTTAATATAATTTCATCCGCTTCTGTCCTCTTATCCATAGGCTTGTTTTGATTATTGATAATATCAAGCAACTCATCCCATGTCCTCTCAAACAATTGTCCATTATTAACTCCACAACACCCACATCCACTAGAAAATACTGGAATTATACTCCCATCGCACATCTTAACGAATTTATATCCTATATATTCATCACATAATGAACATCTTCTTACTGGAAGAAATCTTATTCCATTTCTATTAATGATACTTATTAATGTCTCACGATCCATATTGTTCCCTTAATTTACGTTTAACCTTCTTAATATATTTAGTGGAATGTAATCCCCTATGCAATCTTATAGCCCGATCTATATCCTTTTTAGGGTTATGGTGAGATTGATATATCTCGAACATTTCCCTAGCCTTGACAGGATTTGTCCTATCATCGTATCTATACCGCTTTTTCTTCCGTTTAAGGCGCAATATCCTGTTAACCTCATCTACATACACCTTTTTCATCTGCCACCTCCCTAAAGCCCCGGAAGTGGCGTTATACGCTCGATCGTCATTCCTTGACTCCACGAAAGACAGGGCGGCCGCCAGCTTGTCCCATACCCGTGCCTCGATCACGGCCGGCTTAGGGGCGAGGGGCATGCCTCCGTTCCCTTTTGGTGGTGTCAATATTATCATCGCCATCACAAGTAAGTATCTTATCACGTTCCCTTGTTTTTATAAAACTCCTCCCCGAATTTCACATTATCCACATAATCTTCCATACACTCATGAACAATTATATGAATATCACCCTCCGTGTATGTTACCTCGGACATCAGCCTCTCATTGGTCATCCACCAAGAATAACTATCAATATGCCGTATCTCAAATCCATGATCATGCAACGCATACATAACATTATATCTTAAATCCCTGTCCATCATCATACACTCGTACACGATATAGCCATTGATACTTTCATGAGACCTACCGAACGTATAAACGTACCTACCCATCAACTTATACAACTCCCTTGCCATAGGATTCGGGATCGCCTCATCCATATCAAAATCCCCATCTGGATCAATAACCCACTCTACATCCCGCTCATCAATACAAGCCCTAGGCATTCCTATTGTCCGTACATAAAGACGTGATCGGTGATCCTTGCTTAACACCGTCCCGATATACTTTTCCCCTTTGGCATATCCTATATTATGGTTGCCGGTTATATTAAATACAATTTCAGCTCCTATCTTAATTTCATCCATATTCAAGATGTTTGTATCATTTGTTATCTTTTTTATACAAAAAGAGGATATAATGGCATAATATTATGATATCAAGACACGAATGCGTTATCTATCATATTATCATACATATCCTCTATACAACGTCATTTATGGCATTATATCGTATATGATGCCGCAGGTCATAAATACATCTAATTAACCCTTTCTTAAGGGCTTATTGCCATTTAGGTAACTAGCTATGCCTAATATTTTCGAAATAAGGGCTTTTTTAGCCTTATACTCATCGTTTATCCCTATTATCGCATATCTGTATACCATCCCATCCTTCGACACCTCCACGCCCACGTATTTAGGCGCAACGGCATCCCTATGTAATACGATAAACGGGCTTTTGCCGTCCAGCTCATTTATCAACTGGTTAAACTGTCGCCTTGTCATCTGATAGTGATATTATTTCCATGCTATAAATACGATCTCTCTTTACCCTTATCTTCTCGCATAGCTCATCGAAGCACCCATCTTCTTCTAACCTACCAACATAATATGATACATTCGATTTAGAGCTTCCTTGAAGATATATATTTCCTCCTATATTCCTTGAGAAAAAATTAGGTAAGACCATCTTTTGTCTCTTATCCTTGTTATCCATGTAAGATATAACAACAACCCATAATTCTGGCTCCCGTTCTTTTACCGATAACATAAGATCGAGACTCGATTGACTATTGATATTTCTCCTGCCAGTTTCGTTATAACGCAGAATAATATAATCATCCACGTTATCATCCTCAACCATCACGACTATAGGGCGATCTCCCTTCCCATTATCACATAATACTCTTGCCTCTTTCCCGTTACGGAGATATACCTTATCGTAATCTCCGTTTTTGTATATCTCAAAATCAAACTCTATCACCATATCATTTCCTCCTATTGATATATTGTTGTGTACGACCTTCTTTTATTTTTTCGAAATAAAACTTATTCCCATATAACCGGGTGAAGCAGATGTTATACCCGAAATGTTCCGCGCGTCTGATCTGTGCGTAACCTCTACTGATGTCATTATTATCAATCAACGTAACAAAACAATGTGATCCTACCTCTGTGTTTAAAACCAGATTTTCCCAATCTTTTACCTCCATATCAAATCTCCTTAAATAATTTTTTGTTATGATTATCGCTATTATACCATTTATCAATATTATCGTACTGCTTTGGATAAACCCCATAGGCCTTACACCACCTAGGTAACGGCCCGTTCAACGCATCTAACGCCGTCGCAAGGTCGAACGTAGCCTCCTCCTTGATACAACACCCCGATCCACTCCCACGGCTCGGTATATAAGCTCTACTATACGCTACGCTCATCCCATATTCCCCATGACTCAGATACCCGATGTTAGGCGAATCAGGGAAGGCGTAATACAACATTGTATAATCACCCTTACTCCAACCTCTATTATAAGTATCATCCTGCCACGCAAAAACCCTGCAACCGGCTTCTTTCAATTCCGCTGCCGCTCTTTTTAAAGTATTGTCCATATGCTATTT